TAATGCTTCTAGCAAGATCACCAAATTTAAGTTTGCCTGTTGATACAAAATTATCTAAAGCAGCTTCAAGATTTTGAGTTACAGATACAAAAGCTTGTTCGCCCATTTTGGCTGCATTGGTAGCATTTTCAACATAAGAAGCATAAGCTTTGCGCCAACCAAATTCAAAGGTTCTTTGTGATTGTGCAGTTTGATATTCTTCTTGCGCTCTTTTCTTTTCTGATTGCGCCCATTCAGCCGCTTGCTCTTTATTCATTTTCTTTTCAACAAGAAGTAATTGACGCTTTTGTTCAATGTCAAATAGATCAAGTTGTAGCTTTCTTTCACTTTCTGTTAAGAAAATTAACTCTGCTTCTTTTTGGTTTCTTTGTCTTTTGGCTTCGGATATTTGAATTTCTTTTTTATAAAATTCTTCTTGCATTTTCATTCTTTTAAGAATTTCTTTATTTACTTCTTGCTCTCTATTTATTTCTTCTTCAAAATTAACAGATTTTCCTTTACCCTTTGTTGCAATTTCTTGGTTGGGCATATAAGCAGCGCCAGGAACAAATTTAGCAAAAGCACCTAAATTCTCATTAAGAAAATTTTTAATTTTTGCCATCGTATTATAAAATTCAATAGCTTTATCTGTTATATATTCAAAAGCTCCACCTATTTGAATAGCAAACCCTGTCTTCATAGTGTCTGATATTTTTTGAAGATTATCTAGTGCATTGCCTATTGATTCAAAAGCTGCTTGAGCATCTTTATAAGATTTTTTATTTCTTTCAAATGTATCTGCTGCGCCACTTAAATCAACACCTTTAGCTGATCTTCCAAATACATCAAAAGCAACGCCTGTTCTTTCAGTTACATCTCTTAATTCTTTAAATCCTTTAAGCCCTTTAGAAAGCAATTGCTCCATTGATTTTGTGCGTAAATCTTCCATAGATATGCCAAGCTTTCGAAAAGCTTTTTGCATATCTTCATTTTGGTGATTGGCTTCATAAACGCTACGGCTAAATTTAGTAACCATTTGAGCTGCGGCATCAGATTTACCACCATTAGTTACTAACGCTTCATTAAGTCTTAAAACAGTTTGAACAGAAAGTTCTGAAGATTGAGCTACATCATTAATACCATCAGCAAAGCGAACTGCTGAAGTTGCGGCTACTGCAAAACCTGTGGCAATTGCAGCAACACCTAATCGAGAGGTAATTATAGATTGATTAAATCCTTTAAGGCGTTCTTGAGCTATGCCTAAATTCTTATTGAATTCGCCAGCATCAAGTCCTAGAACAACACCTAATCTCGAAATTAAAGACATTTTACTTACCTTTTAAATTTGTTTACATCAAACCCTTGTGCTTGGCTTATAAAGGTGAGTAGTGTTTCGCTTGCGGATAATTCAGGCTCATTATAATAATATTGATAAGTTGCGCCTAATATATCTTTAAGTTTATAAGTTTGACTATCACTTGCTCGCAGATAATTAAAAACGCCTGCGGTAAGTGTTCCTAGCCCTACTGCTACACTTTTATTTCCTAAAGCACCATCAGCATACATAACCATAATTTCATGCATTGTGGCTTCATCTAGTGCGTTTATAGTATCTTGTGTATGCCCATTAAAAATAAGTGCTGCGCGCACTTGGGTTCTTAATGAGCCAATTACTTTAAACGAGCTTCCTTATAATCAGGCGCTATAACTTCATTAATTTTATCCACTAAAGTTAATTGAATAGCTAATGGAAATTCAGCTTCCACATCCTTGTATTCAATGCCTTCTAATGTTTGTCCATCTTCAGGAATTAAAAATTTAATATATTCAACAATTCTGTGTTGAATAGTGGCTTTATTTTTAGCCGCTTCTTTAATTGATCTGCCATCAACAATAATGTCATCATCTTTAAATTCTACATTATCGCCTGCTTCATCTTTAAACTTAATTAAATCTTTACTTAATTCTTGATAAATTTCTTCTACTTCTTTTTCGTTAGGATTTTTAAAGTATTCATAAATATCTTCAATTTCTTTTACGCTTGGCACTCTAACTTTAAATGTATGATTGCCTAATTCAAAAGTTCTAGTAAGAATTGAAATTTTATTTTCTTCATATTTTTTACCTAATGCTGATCCTAATTTACTCATATATTTTTTGCCTTATATTGTTCAATCTTTTGTTTTAAAATTTGACCTAGTGTTGCACTTACTGATTGCGCTTGTGATTCTAAAGAAACTCTTAAAAATGGTTGAGCCGACATCTTGGCAGTTCCAAACTCATTAGCTGCCGCTCTGCCATCAGCAAGATAACCTTGTTCTGTAAAATAAGCTTTTCTAGCTTGCTTATATTCAGCGCCTTTAAGGTGTCCATGAGAAGCCTTAAATTTATTTTTTAAAGATTTAGGAATTGGTTTGGTAGAAACTAAAGATATGACAGAATCTTGGTATTTTACATATCTTGATTGTTTATCTTTTCCACTTGGTCGCCTTGCAGTAATATAAAGCGAACGATCCAATGTTCCTGTATCTTTAGGTGATAATGCTTTTGCCATAGCCAATACAGGCTTCATAGCATCTCTAACTGCTGGGATTAAAACTTTACTTGTAGCTTTTTTATCCCCAATGTCATTTCTTAATTCTTCGAAGACTTCAAGGGTTTCTTTTAAACCTTTTATTTCAAAGGTTGTAGCCATTAATCTGCCTTAATTATTTTATGGTAAACCGCATTATTAAGTTTAATAGCATAATCAACACATTCTTCAGGCGACATTTTATCCGCATGATTCTTTGCTATCTCATGCGCTAAATTAATACCTGTTAAGCGTTGTTGGGCAAACCCAAACCAATTCTTTTGACCTGAATTAGCTTGGGATACCAAATAACTTAATAAGTCATCACTATTCTTGATCGTAGTCGTCATCTTTTTTTACCTTTTCTTTTTTTGTGTTTTCATAAGGATGAAATTTTGCTAATGCTTGTAACGCAACATATTCAGCGCTATCAGGATCAGCTTTTGCTAAAGCATCATTAATTTCTTTAGCATCAACTGGCAAACCTGAAGCCACAGAATCAAGGCTTTGATAAGTCGTTGTTAATAACTCAATAGCTTCAGATAATTTCATTATTAGTCCTTATTAAGCGTTGTTTGACCAACCATATTGATTGCCGCGCGGATGCACAGTAAACATACATTTTGCTTCAGCAGTTGGATTAGGATCAACTGTGAATTGACCTACGCGACCATTAAATGCGTAATTTACAATATTTGTGCCATCAGTAGCAGATATAACAAATGTTCTATCAATAGTGCCATTGTAAGCATCAGCTCTCATTTGAAGAAGATTTGCATCAGAAGGATTCCAAGCAGCAGTAATTGTCATTGAAGTAGGAGCAGCTTGTGTAGGAATCTTGTCAGATTGACGAGAACCAGCCACATTAAAGTTTGCTACTGCATCATCTTGACCAAATGCTGGGATAGCTTCTACAGGTAATAAGTTTCCTGAAACTGCAATGCCTGATGTTGAAGCATAAACAGAAAGATTAGCCGTTGAAAGAGCAGTTGGTGTTGCGCCTGATTGTGCATAAAGCGATGCGCTAAACCCTGGTAAAACTTTATTTGGTAATGCCATAATTATTTCTCCACATTAAAAATTAAAAAATCTTATGTTGGTATATATATCGTGCAATCCATAAATATATTAAACAGATTGATTTCGTTGTCGTATCCATTATATAACCACATTACATCAGCTTTAGATATTTGAAAGCCATAAGTAGCGCCACCAAATAATCCACTATAACCATGTAATGACTGCAATATAGTATTTGCAGTTAAAAAACTGTTTTCCATTGTGGTAGAAAATACACTTATTTGAAAAGTAGGTGTATCAATACCCTTTACACTTTGTGTTTGACCTGTATAAACAGGTTGATGCACATTTCTTAATTGCCAAGTTACAAAGTCATTTTGTGTAGCAAAATTTCTGTTAAAATTAGCATACACAGGAACAGGTGTTATTATACCACCTAATTGCGCCTGTATAGCCTTTGCATATTGATTGACATTTTGTTGAGTAGCCATTTTACACCTTTGTTACTGGATCGGATCGGTAACACATTAAGGTTATAGACATCCTATCGTTAGATTCTATAACATCAGTAATTCGCCAATCTTTAGCGCGCCAAGTAATAGAATAAAGATTTTGGTTAATAACTACATCTTGCATCCAAGGCGTGTAATTCATAGTAAATTGAATTAAGTCCTGATACACGCGATAACGCTCTGTAATAGCAAGAGAATTCTTTACATCAGAAACCAATGGTCTAGTTGTAAATTTCTTTGTTATTGTAGTCGTATATTCACCATAGGCATTAGTGCCAAATGTTAAATCATTAACATCCACATTTTCGTAGCGTTTAATAGCCATTTACATCACCAATGGTTTATAAGGTCTTAAAAGA